GGGCAGTAAAACCCATGGCTAAAGGCGGTGCTGTTAAAATGCGTGGTGGTGGTATGGCAAAAGGCTATAAAATTGGTGGTAAAGTTGCAACCAAAGGTGGCACAAAGGGTGGCGTTAGCGGTGGTACAAAAGTAACCAGAGCCGACGGTATTGCGAAGAGAGGTAAAACGAGAGGAAGGAAGGTGTAATGGCTGTTAAAAAGAAACCTAAAAAGAAGTCAGGGGCAAAACCCACAAACCCATCTTTATACGCTCGTGTAAAGGCCGAAGCAAAACGTAAGTTTGATGTATACCCGTCAGCTTATGCAAATGCTTGGTTAGTTAAGACGTATAAGAAAAGGGGCGGGGGTTATAGAAGTGGCTAAACCCAAAGGTGGTTTAACCGAATGGTTTGGTAAAGGCTCTAAAGGAGACTGGGTAGACATAGGCGCACCAAAGAAAAAAGGTAAGTTTCAACAGTGCGGTCGTAAATCTACAAAAACCAGTAAACGTGCCTATCCAAAATGTGTGCCTAGAGCAAAGGCAAACGCCATGAGTGCGGCACAACGTAAATCTGCTGTTCAGAGAAAACGAGCAGCAGGTAATCCTGGGGGTAAACCCACAAATGTAAAAACTATATTAAAGAAGAAGAAAGGAAAAAAGTAATGGAAGCTATTATTAATACGTTTCAACAAGCTCGGAAGTATGGTGTTGAGCAGACCAAAAGCGCTATAGACTTTAACGCTCGTGCTGCTAAAGCAGTAGTAGAACACTGCGAAACAAGCATAAAGTGGTGGGAAGATATATTCTCTAAAAAAGATAAGTAGTGTGGAGTAAAAAGTACAAGCGCTCTATTGACTGTAAAAATCCAAAAGGGTTTAGTCAAAGGGCGCATTGCCAAGGAAGAAAGAAACGTGCGGAAATCAAATCCAAGAATACCAAGAAAACCCGGTCAACCCGCAAGGTCTAAGAAGCATTCTGATTTATATACGGATGAAAACCCTAAGGGCACAATAAAAGGATTAAAGTTTGCCACACGAGATGACGCAGTAAAAAGTGTAAGTAAGATTAGAAATAGTGGTAGATCAAAGGCACACAAGATACAAGCTGCTATCGCTATGGAACAAAGAGCCAGAGTTATGGGTAAAAAAGATGCTGCTGGTGTTTACAGAAAATATATAAATAGTGTGAAAGCAAAGAAATAATGGCTACTACAGACACAACAAGTTTTAATTTAGACCTTAATGAATTAGCGGAAGAAGCATTTTCACGATGCGGAACCGAGATGCGTACTGGCTATGACCTTAAAACAGCCAGACGTTCTTTAAATTTATTAACTATTGACTGGGCTAACCGAGGCATAAACTTGTGGACTATAGAGGAGGGCACTATACCTTTGACCCAAGGCACTATTACATATGATCTACCTGTAGACACCATAGATTTATTAGAGCATCAGGTAAGAACAGGTTCAGGCTCAAATCAACAAGACCTAACAATTAGCCGTATATCAGTTAGCACATACGCAACAATACCGAATAAAAATGCGACAGGCCGACCCATACAGATATTTATTGACAGAAAATCTGGGGCTACTAATTCTTCCGGTGTTGTTCAAACCCCTCAAGTAAAAGTATGGCCGACTCCAGATCAGAGTAATTTTTACACGCTTGTGTACTTTAGAATGAGAAGAATACAGGATGCAGGTAATGGTGTAAACACACCAGACATACCGTTTAGAATGCTACCCTGCTTAGTATCAGGGTTAGCGTACTATCTTTCCTTAAAAATACCAGAAGCGACAGACAGAATACAGATGTTAAAACAAGACTATGAAGAGCAGTGGATGATAGCTTCTAGTGAGGATAGAGAGAAAGCTCCGTTACGATTGGCACCAAGAGAGTTTTTATATTGACATGGGATCTAATTACGCAAGAGGCAAAAGAGCTATCGCAGAGTGCGATAGATGTGGTTTTAGGTATAAATTAAAAGAATTAAAACAGCTTACAATCAAGACAAAAAATGTTAATATTCTGGTATGCCCAGAGTGCTTTGAGCAGGATCAGCCACAATTACAGTTAGGTATGTTTCCTGTAAACGACCCTCAAGCTCTGAGGAACCCACGACCAGATTTAACACGATTTGCGGAATCAAATTCCAGAAGTTATCAGTATGGGTTTGACCCTGTAGGTTTTAGCAATCCTTTTAATTTGGATCTAATAAATAATTTGTTAATATCTGGAAGTGTAGGCACAATTACTATAGGAGGAGATGCGGTTTCTAGCACCGAATCTAGTAGTGATAGTAGTGATAGTAGTGATAGCGGAGACAGTGGTGATAGCGGAGACAGTGGTGATAGCGGAGGTGGGTATTAAATAAATCAGGAGAACTTATGAAAGATACCGGAAAATTTAAACAACCTATGGATATGCCTGTACCAAAACAAGATGGGTATCCGAACAATGTGGCAAACACCCAAACAGTTAAAACAAGAGGTACGGGCGCTGCTACAAAAGGCACAAACTCTTCTAAGAAACTTGGATAATGAACTACAGCGAATTATTTGAAACTATAAAAGGTTATTGTGAAAACGATTTTCCTGATACTTCTTTCACAGATAGCGGTGGAAATACTATTACCCTCACAAGCACAGAGCAAATAAACACGTTCATAAAACAAGCTGAACAGAAAATACATAATTCAGTTCAGATATTAGATCTTAGAAAAAATGTGACAGGAGGTATGACTTCAGGAAATCAATACCTCACAGTGCCAACTGATTGGCTCGCTAACTTTTCTTTAGCGGTTATTGATTCTTCTGGTAATTATAGTTATCTATTAAATAAAGATGTTAACTTTATTCGTGAGGCTTTCCCTAACCCAACATCTACTGGACAGCCTACACATTATGCTTTGTTTGATAACAATTCATATATTTTAGGTCCAACTCCAGATCAAAATTACACATCAGAGCTTCATTATTTTTATTATCCAGAGTCTATTGTTACTGCAAATACTTCTTGGTTAGGTGATAACTACGATTCTGTATTGTTGTATGGAGCGTTGATAGAAGCTCACATATTTATGAAAGGTGAGGCAGACAGTTACCAAAGTTATGTGCAAAGGTATAATGAATCTTTAGCTGGGCTTAAAATGCTTAGTGAAGGTAAGAATCGTCAAGACATGTATAGAACTAAACAAATAAGGTTGGGGGTACAATGATTGGTAATAGCACATCAGTATTGTTAGGTGGTGGAGTAAAAGTTATGACAACTTCTCGTAGAGGTTTTAATACTGAGGAAGTTGCTGAAAGAGCATTAGATAAGATAATAGCTGTCGGTAGTGATTCACACCCTGCAGTTAGAGCGCAAGCTGAAGCTTTTAAAAAAGATATACGAAAAGTTTTAGTGCAATATATGAAAGAAATGGTCAGGAGCCATAACACAACCTTAGCTCATAGGTTTAGAGAGATGGGATATCCTGAACTAATTAAATTACTAGAGGAGTAAAAAATGGCTATTACACAAGCAATGTGTACATCTTTTAAAGCAGAAGTATTATTGGGTGTTCATGATTTTAGACCTGACGCATCTGCTACATCAGACGTTTTTAAATTAGCGTTGTATTCTGCAGCAGCTACTTTAAGTGCTGGCACTACATCTTTTACAACAAGTAGTGAATCCACTGGAACTACTTCAGGTGGTTCTGCTCTTGTAAATTTAGGTGTTACTATAGGGGATTCTACGGGGTTTGTAGATTTCTCTGATTTAACATTTACTAACGTCACTATAAATGCGGCGGGGTGTTTAATTTATAACAGTACGCCTTCTACAAATTCAAACGCTGGAGCTTCTTTAACTAACCCTGCCGTATGTGTGTTAGATTTTGGAGGTACAAAAACATCCACTTCAGGTGATTTTAGTGTAATATTTCCAGCGAATACGAGTGCTGCAGCTATAATTAGAATAGCTTAAAATGGCTGATGTAAATGTTAATGTAGCAAGACAAGCCGTTGCAAACGGGTGGGGTAGAGCGGCTTGGGGTGACGGTGGTTGGAACGCATCAATAACTGAACCTGACATTAGCATGACAGGAGCTGTGGGGTCTACGTTTGTTAACGCAGATGCAAATGTAAGTGGTCTATCCGGTGTCATAGGATTAAAGTTTGTAGGTGAAGAAGAAGTAGTCAGTAATAATAATCTAAGCGTTACTGGTTTTAGCGCAACAGTTGGTTTAGGTTCAATATCTGTAGCTTTAAATAATATAGTCCCTGCAACCGGGCTATCTGCAACGAGTAGTTTAGGTAGTGTATCAGCAGAAGCTAACGCTACTACAAATGTAACTGGAGTATCCTCTGCTATAAGTTTAGGTAATAATTTAGTATGGGGGCAAATAGACACAACACAAACACCCGATTGGGGAGAAATTAAAGAAGCAGCATAGGAGAATAAAATGGCTTCATCATATTCAAATTTAAAAATACAACTCATGGGAACCGGAGATAACTCTGGAACTTGGGGTACAATTACGAATACAAACTTAGGCACTGCCATAGAAGAAGCTATTTGTGAATCCGCAGATGTTGCTTTTTCTCAGGATAGCCTCACTCTTTCTTTGACAGACAGTAATGCCACTCAAGTAGCTAGGCATTTACGTCTCAATCTAACTGGTACAGGATCTGCAGGGATAACTCTTACCGTTCCTGATATAGAAAAAAACTACATAATTAATAATACTTTAGCCACTGATGTAGGAATAAAAAACTCTTCAGGATCACAAGTCACCGTCCCTAATGGTAGATCAGCGATAGTG